CGAGTAGATCTAAAGCTAGCTTTTCGTTTACTTCGCTGCGGGAGAAAGTGAGAGAGTAGTTTGACGGGAGTTTGCCTTGTGCATAAGCGCGGCATCGACTAGGGTTTTTGCTGTAATCATAAAAGGGCACTTCCGGAAATCGGGACATAAGGTTTACCCTCAAATCACCACCTAGTATCTCCCAGGGCAAGTCGCTTGTGCCGTTCAGGCGAACACAAGGTTGCAACCCCTCCCTTTCAGCTTTTCGAACAAGGGAGGCGATGTCCTTCGCAAGATCTTCAATAAAGGCCTTTGGGTTTGCGTGGAATGCTTTGGTTTTCGCGATACGGGCCGATTGAACGTTACCGAAAGCCCCCATTCCAGCGGTGAAAAGACAGGCAGCCAGGCACCCTTCGCTAGCGTGAGGGCATATGTTTTTCCCTGCTTCATGAGCGGGTGCCAGGTAAAGGATACCGGTTAAGTAGCCGGATCCTTCCCCTTTCGAAGTTGTCGCGTTTTCCGTAGTGAGATATTTCATATTTGTGTGTGTGTGTTTGGCTAACGTCCTCACCATGCCCCCTGCGCGGGCAGTTTCAAGAATAAACTGAAAAGAAAACAGACCGAATGCGCAAACGTGCGACCAGGCGAGAGTTGCGACGTGTTTTCATGCGGGGGAAATGTTTTTGAGAAAAAAGCGAAAAAAGGGCTTGCTAGGGCTGCGTGCCTGTGTCTCTCTCTGTCTCGTCACCTATGAAAAACACACAGATTAACATCACCATCGAAAACACCTCCCCCCCCTACTGCAAAGGATTGGCAATACTGTAGGCGATTGGACATAATAACGATTGTGCGTTGGCCATTCGGGCACCCAGGCGCACCTGATCGAGGGCATCGGGCGAGGGTGGCGGCAGGGGGAAGGAGTGCGGGGTTAGTAGGGAGGCTTTGAAGCGTATGTGTAGGGCGCATAAGGAAGTCATTGGGGATTGGCGGGAATATGCGGCGGGGGAAGCATTCTTGCTAAAGGAGCGGGTGCAGGCATTGATGCACAAGAAGATGGATTTGATGGAGGATGATGAGGAGCAGGTGAAGAAGACCAACCTCCGTGACTTTGCTCACGCTGCCTCGATGTTGAGTGAGAACTACCTGGTAGCCATGGGCGAGGGGCCGAAGACGGCCGTGACGGTGAACATGGGACCGACGGTGGAGGACGTTGCCAAGCATTTGCAGGAGATTAGGGAGAAGATTCAAAGACAGATGGCTGAGAAGAAAGCGGAGGCTATTAGCGTATGATGAAGGATGAGTTTGTTTATGCCATTGGGGAGGTGGTTAGGTTTGTCTCCGACCCCGACATCAAGGCGATAGTGACGGGGATTGTTATGAGGCCGGGTGGTGCCTCGTTCATTGTCTCGGACAAGGGGCAGGAAACGGAATGCGGGGTGGAGGAGTTGATGGAAGAGGATGCTTGGATTTCGGGAGGGGAAGATGATGAACAACAAGCAGTCTGAGTCGTTTTCTGATTTGGCAGCAGCCTTATGCTCAAAGATGGAGGAGCAGGGTGTGTTGCGTATGGAAACCTGTATAGCGATGGAGGGGACCACGTGGAAGGTGGCTGTGTCGATAGTGGCGGTGGATAAGTTTGCTCCGCAAAACAACTAGGCGATGTTAAGCTGGGCAAAGCACGCGATACTGAAGCCACCTACGGAGGAGGAGCAGGCTTTGATGGAGCCGCAGGAGTTGCTTGCGGTGTGGCGGGACTACCATGATGCCATTAAGAAGGCGGATAGTGACCCCTACCGCTACGGTATCGTCCTTCCTAATTGGAAGCGGATGCCGGAGTTGCTGGATAGATGTAACGACTTGCTGGTGCTGGGCGGGAACAGAAGTGCTAAAACATCTGGAGGTGCTTGGCTTGTAGTGAGATGTGCTATGGAGAACTCGAACAGCTTGATAGTCTGTTTCTCACAGAATGCCGAGTTGTCTGTGCTGGTTCAGCAATCAGCGATTTACAAAGCATTGCCCGCAGAACTGAAGAGCAAGACACTAGGGGCGAACGAATACATCTCTTACACCACCCAGAACGGCTTTGCTGGCAACGGCTTCATCCTGCCAAATGGCAGTCGCATTCTGTTCAAGACCTACTCCCAGTTCACCCAGAACCAGACGGTGCTGGAAGGCTTGGAGCTTGGTTGCTACGATCCGAAGACCACCAACCTTGGTGCGTGGTGTGACGAGTATCTGGGCGGGCCTGAGCTTATCAACACCCTTTCGTTCCGTCTAGCCACCCGTGATGCCAAGTTGCTGTTGACGTTCACCCCGATTGATGGCTATACGGAGACCATCAGACAGTATTTGGACAATGCCATCACTGAAGAGACCAAGACTGCGGAGGCTTTACGAGGAGTTGCTGTGCCATACATACAGCGCAGCACAAAGAAGAATGCGTGTGTCCTATATATGCACACGAAGGACAACCCGTTTTCCGGCTACGAGCGTGTCTTGGAGGAGGCGAGAAATAAGAATGATGACGACTGGATTAAAACTCGTCTTTATGGAATCCCAACAAAGAGCGCAACTACCCTTTTTCCTCGATTTAATACGGCTGTTAATGTAATAGCGCACGACAAGATTCCTGCCAAGGGAGTTACTCGTTACATGGTGATAGACCCCGCTGGACGGAAGAACTGGTTTATGTGCTGGATTGCGGTGGATGCTACCGAAACTTGGTATGTTTACCGGGAGTGGCCGGACATCAATGTGGGCGAGTGGGGAACGTGGAGAGGCAGCAAGTGGGGACCGGGCGAAGGAGCCAAGTCGTTAGGCTATGGCATCCGTGACTACGTTGACCTCATCAACCGGATGGAGGTGGGCGAGAACATTTATGAGCGTCTAATCGACCCCCGTCTTGGTCAGGCTAAGTATAGCCATGAGTGGGGGCAGAGTTCTATCATTGAAGACTTGGCGGATGCGGGGGTGATATGCGTGCCAGCCCCGGGGTTGGATGAGGCGGATGGTCTTACAGCCTTGCAAACCAAGATGGCTTATAACCAGAATGCTCCCATAGATGGCATCAACCGTCCCCACTTCTATGTGTCTGACCGTTGCCAGAACATCATCTGGGCATTGCAGGAATACACAGGGGCGGGCGGGCCGGACGAACAAGCTAAAGACCCGATAGACGTTATCAGGTATGCAGCGGTTGCATCCATTTACTTTTGCGACGAGAACACTATGAAAGCAACTAAGCCCAGACAGGGCGGATACTAATGAAAATCAAAATTGACATCCTAGCGGGACAACTCGGGACAACCGTAAACGACTTGCTTGCCCTCAAGGAGAAGCTGACGGAGGAGCAATGGAGCGGGCGAGGCAAGAACACATGGTTTACGGAGGATGCCGTGGAGGTGCTGCGTGTGGCCCTAGACATCCCCGAGATTGTGCCCAACAAGGCGCGTGGCATGGTCCTCTATGGTGCCCGCAATCCCAACTACGTCTATGTGAAGCTGCATGGCAAGGAGGGCAAGGTGCCCGTCTGCATCCCTCGCCGGATGCGGGACAAGCTGGATGGGAAGAACATCAACGTAGAGCTTATTACCGATGACACCGGAACAACTTACCGATACTGCAAGTGACATTACTACGGATAAGGAGTGGATTAATCAGCAGATTGACCGCTTGCTTGCGTGGGAACTGCTTAGGCGTGAACTCACTTGTGACGTTTCGCCCGTCGAGACAGCCAGCCTTTGTGATAGTATTGGCGTCAATAAAGGCTACGTTCACACTGTTCTCCAATCCGTTAAGCCAAAGTTTCAATCCCTAATACCTCCAGATGCAGACTAAAGACGTCCAGGAAGCACTTACCTATTTCGACAAGGAGCCTGACGTTGAGGCTTTGGCGAGCGCATACGCCTCCACCACGACCGAGCTATCGTCCTACTTCGACCTCTGCCGTAGTAGCTATGACGAGCGGCGCAACTATTGGCCCGGCAAGAGCCGTGACCTGCGTAAGCATGGTGCCGATGCCTTCCCTTGGGATGGTGCCGCCGATAGCGAGGCCCATGTCATAGATGAGCGCATCAATCGTCTTACCAGTCTATGTATGACCGCTTTGGCTAAGGCGAACATCCGTGCCTTCCCGGTGGAGAGTTCCGACATTGCCCGTGCGAAGGTGGTTAGTGGCTTCATGAAGTGGATGGTAACGTCTGGTTACATCAACCGCTTCAAGCAGGAGATGGAGTTTGGTGCCAACATGATGTTTGAGCGTGGCATTTTCATCTCCTACGTGGGCTGGCAGCGGGAGGACAGGCGTTTCTTGCAGAACGTAAGCCTCGATGCCATTGCCCAGATGGCTCCCGATGTGGCTCAGGCCATCATTGATGGCTCCAATGACGAGGCTTTGGTCAAGATGGTCATGTCTTCCTTCCAAGGCGTGACCGAGAAGCGGGCGAAAAAGGCCATTTCCGACCTCCGCAAGAAGGGATTTGCCGATGTTCCTATCATTCGTCGCCAAGTGGATGCCCCGTTGGTCAAAACCCTGACCCCCGATAGTGACTTCTTCTTCCCTTCGTGGACTACCGACCCGCAGCAAGCCCCCTATTGCTTCTGGCGCACCTACATGACGGCTCAGGAGTTGGAGAACAAGGTGCTGACCGATGGCTGGGACGCCGGATGGGTAGAGAAGGTGATTAAGGACTTCCGTGGCGTCAATGTTCACTCCATTGAGCGGGAGCATGAGGGTCGCCGCAGCCTTAGCCTCACCGATAATGTCTATAAGGCCAATGACTTGATTGAAGTGGTTTGCGCCTACCAGCGTCTAATCGACAAGGAGGATGGTGCCGAGGGCATCTATCGCACCGTGTTCCACCGCTCCTTCACCGGAGACACCGAGACCCGTGGCTATGCTCTGTTTGAGCTTATGAATGGCTACGAGGACTATCCCGTAGTCGTTACCCGGCTGGCAGAGGATGCCAAGCGTCTCTACGATACCCACACCATCCCCGACAAGCTGCGTGGCATACAGCAGCAGGTGAAGGTGGAGCGGGACAGTCGTATCGACCGCAACAGCATGGCTACGCTGCCCCCCATCATGCATCCGGTAGGCAATGCTCCCTCCGACTGGGGGCCTGGACGCTACGTTCCCTATCGCCGTGCGGGCGAGTTTCAGTTTGGCCCACAGCCCGCCTACAACGCCGGATCCGTGGAGATGGAGAACACGATGCAGCAGCAGGCGGATCGTCTGGTTGGCCTTGATACCGGGCACCCCATCTCTCAGCAGGTGCTTCAGTTTTTCGTGGACAAGTATTTGAACCATGCGGCTCAGGTGCTGCGCATGGCCTTTCGTTGCTTCCAACGCTTCGGTCCCGACAAGGTGCTGTATCAGGTGACGGGTGTTGCCGACCCCATGCAGCTTGACCGTGGCAACCCCGATGAGAACTACGACCTCAACATCACCTTCGATGTTCTCAGCACCGACCCCGAGAACCTGGAGAACAAGGTGACGCAGTTTGCCTCGTTGCTTCAGTTCGACAAGAACGGGCGCATCAACATTGATTCGTTCCTCGACATGGTTGCCTCGTCTATCGACCCCATCATGGCAGCGGCCATCCTGCAACCCGCAGAGCAGGCGCAGCAGCAGATGGTCAAACACGTATCGGATGACTTGACGAAAATCTCTTCGTCAATCGAAGTGCCCGCCCGTCCTAACGGCGCCCAGATTGCCCTGCAATTGATCCAGCAATACGCCTCCCAGCCTGACGTTCAGCAGCGTATGCAGAACGATGAGGCGTTCGCCGCCCGTATGCAGAAATACGCCGAGCAATACCAGTTCCAGTTGCAGCAGGCTCAGAATGCCCAAATTGGCAAGATTGGCACCGCCCCCGCCTCCGTTGGTGGTATGTCCACCCAGAACCTATGAACCTCCAAGACTCGGTAAATATGCTGGCGAACCATGAAGCGTTTGCCATCTATCTCAGGAACGTGAAGCAGATGCGGGAGCAAGCCATTGCTGATATGCACAACGTGAACACGGATGCCCTTCAGCAAATCAGTGGTCGCATCCTAGCCTACAACGACATTCTCGCCATGTCCGAATCGGAGAGGGTGTTCCGTATTCATAAGGAATAGTTGCTTGGTAACTTCTCACGTTACCCTCCGTAACGTCTCACGTTACGCCTCGTAGTAACTTAGTCTCTAAAAAGGACAAGTAGATTTTTGGACACACTCCACCCCCCACAAGGGAGGGAGGAGAGTAGTAACCTAGTCTAAAAAGTCCAAGTGAGTCTTCGTTACAACCTCGGTTGACCGTGCTGGTTCTGCTCTGCGCCCACGTTGCCCTCTCAGGCATCAACCGACATCCACCAAGAGCCTAAGCCCTTCGCGAGATTAAGACAGCTTCGGGTGAGTCGCTGTCGCCAGTCCTCTCTCGTCTGTTTCATGCAACAGAGGAGCAGTGTTTGTTTTTTCCGAACAGTGGCTAAGGGTAAAAACAGAAAACCCCACCGAAGGGAGTGCAGGCTTCGGCAGGGCTTTTGGGAGCGGCGCAGCCGTAAGGGGTCTTACGGTTGCACTCCGCTCGACTTGGAGCACATCATACCACATCAGTTCGCTTGTCAAGCTATGTAGCACATACCTGTGGTATATTTCGTCATCGCCTATCGCTTTGGCGTTCTAAAGCGCAGTCTATGTCTAACGAAATCCAAACGGGAAACGCGGAACCCGTCACAAATGCCGTGGAGTCAAATATGTCAGGTGCCGAGTTTGTAGCTCGCCGCCTTGGGCAGCTTGCCAAGCCGCCCGTAGAAAAGCCCGAGGAGAAGCCTGTTGAGCCCGAAGCGCAGCCTAGTGCGGAAGCCGAGGAGCCCAAAGCCGCTGAACCAAAGGGAGACGTTCTTTCAAAACTTCCCGACTTAGGAGAACTAAGCGAGAACGAAATCAATGAGCTTGCACAGAAGCTGAATAGCCGAGCGGTGGCCCGCTACGGCGAACTCACAGCCAAGCGCAAGCAGGCAGAGGAACAAATTGCCGCTTTGCAGGCCGAACTGGCCAAGCGAAACGGTGGTGACCCCCTTGCCTCGCCCAAGGTGGAGAATAATCCATTCAAGGAAATTAAAGACATCCAGAGCTTGCAGGCAAAAGCCCGCGAGATTGAGGAAGTCATTGAATGGGCTGAAGACCAACTCTTTAGCAATGACCATCTGGCGCATGACGACGTTATCGCGGTTGTCGAAGGTAAGGAGCTAACGAAAGCCCAGGTTCGCCAGTCCCTAGCGAATGCCCGTAAAGCGCGGAGCAAGTTTCTTCCCGCACAGCTTGCAGATTTGCAGGCTTCGGAAGCGCGAGTTCACCAGCGTAAGGCATTTGAGGACAAGGCGCGCCAGGAGCTTGGTTGGCTAGATGGCGAGGACAACGATACCCGCAAGCAATACGAGGCCATTATGAATGACCCACGGTTGCAAGAGCTGGAGAAAGCTGCCCCCGACATCGCCCCGCAACTCCCATACATCTTGGCTCACGCAGCCAACAGCATCTATGGGCGCAAGCTGATTACCGAGACCCCGAAGCCTAAGTTGACCCCGCCAAGCACGCTTAATGGAAACGCCGCTCAGTCGGAACGTCCAGAAGCCCGCAAAAGCAAGGAAGCAGAGGAAGTTCGTAAACGATTCTATGAAACAGGCAGTGCCAAGGATTTCGTCGCTCTCCGCGCCCTTCAACTCTCGAAACGCTAACATTAACTACTACTAATCATGGCCTTCTCTAATACCTACGACACGACCAATACTGGTTCTGCCGTCTCCAATCGCGAGGACTTGACCTCTTCGCTCACCATCCTCGCCCCCGAGGAAACCCCCGTCCTCTCTTCGGCTACCAAGTCGAAAGCCAACGCCACCTACGTCGAGTGGACTGTTGACTCTCTCGCCGCTCCCGTGACCACGGGTGTTGCCGAGGGTGCTGACGTTTCCACCTTCACCGACAAGTTCGCCAACCGCGCCCGCCTTGGCAACTACGTCCAGAAGTTCCGTCGCGACTACATGGTGTCCGACCTCCAGAACGCCGCCCAGTCTGTTGGCCCCGCCAACATCGCTCAGGCCGAGCTGAAGGCCATCCGCGAGCTTAAGCGCGACGTTGAAGCCACCCTCATGTCCAACAACGAAATGACCGTTGAGGACGGTGCTGGCACCCCCTATGGTCTCCGTGGTCTTGGCAAGTGGATTCAGGACACCGCTCAGGCGACCAATCCGGTTCCCGCCTCCTACCGCACGCCCACCGCCAGCATTTGGTCTACCGGCACGTTTACCGAGTCGGCATTCAACGGCCTCATCACCTCCATCGCTCGCGTTTCGGGCACCGCCAACAGCCTCACGCTGATTGCTGATAGCGAACTCCGTCGCAAGATTAGCGACTTTGCCCGCACCTCCGGCCAGTCCGAATACTCGGTTCGCGCCGTCAACCTTGATGGCAATGTTGCGAAGATTAAGCTGTCCGTTGAACTCTACGAGTCCGACCACGGCATCGTCTCCATCGTCAACATGAACTTCGATTGCGCTCCAGACACCTCTGGCAAGGATACCGGATACCTCATCAACCCCGACTACTACGGTGTTGCCGAGTTCATCCCGATGGGCTCTACCCGCCTCCCCAACTTCGGTGGCGGCGAGCGTGGCTATGTTGATACCACCCTCACCCTGCTCGTCAATCACCCCGGCGCGCACGGCAAAATCACTGCTGTCTCCTAACCCTTAACCAAGGACTACTACAATGGCTCAAGTTACTGTTAATGAATCGGTAGGCGATTTCACGCACTACATCAAGTTCGACCACAACGATCTTAAGGCGATTGGCACTGGAAACACCAAAGCCCTCCTTACCCTGCCCGCTGGCTCTGCCGTGGACTTGGTTGGTCTTGTTGTTACCACCGCTATCGCTGGAACTACTAGCACCTCTCTTGAGGTTGGCTATTCTGGCACCACTGCTGCGTTCATCGCCGCTCTCGACGCTGATGCTCAGGCTGTAAACACGCCTGTCTTCAACACTGGTAGCGACTTTGTTCAGTCGGCTGGCAATACCACCATCAAGGGTGGTGCGCTGCCCGTGAAGATTGTTGCCACTGCGACTCCTGTTCTCCTCAAGGTTACGGATAGCTCTTTGGCCAACATGACCGCTGGCGTTATCGTTATCGGCCTTCGCGTCATCAACCTCGCCCGCTTCGCTGTCTAAAGCAAGCCACCTCTAGTGGTAGACTGAGGCACCTTTCGGGGTGCCTCTTTTTTTATGCACATCATTGCTAAATCACAGCAATTCACGGACGAGGAAATAGACCGTGAGTTGGCAAAAGAAATCCAAGCTTCCTTGAACAAGGAAATTGGCACGGAAGAAGCCCGTGTTGTAATGGCTCGCGGGCAGGCTTCTGCCATGAAGAACCACAAGACCATTCCTGGCCTTGGCAAATGCGTAGCCGTAATCCCGCCCCGCGAATACTATCGCCTTGTGGCCAAATACGGCCATGCCGAGGTGCATAGCAAAGAGTTTCTGAAGCACTTCCAGCGCACCTTTGGCGACCTCGCCCCCAATAAGGTATAATTCGTAAACCACTTAACCACCTACTAAAATGTCCTCATCCTTTCACGCAACAGTTAGTTATAGCAACTTAGAGGAGCGGTTTAAGTCTATTGCTGGACTGGGTTCGCTTGAAACCACCGATGCCGCATTCCTTCGGCAGTCTGTAAATCGCCGTGTTCGCAATGCCTACGAGCGTTATCCTTGGCCCGATTTCACGGTAATTGGCGAGTCTGAAACTCTGCTTACCGCTGACGCCAACACCATCCAAACTGGTGGAACAACGGCAACCGGCTTGGACTTGGCCGACCCCGCATCTGTTGTGTTCCGTGTCCACAAGACCAACCCAACCACGACTCGCTATCCAGAAGAATACGCTTTCATTAGCTTGCTCAACTCAGCTGGCTATCCCTCCATCAAGCTAATCAGCACCACGACGCTAAACAACGTCACTGTGTTCATAACCTACCGCAAAGACTTGGCGGCAATCATCTCAACTGACGGAGCCTACACAAGCGGATTCTTTGGAGACGAGGCCGGAGACAATCCAAACATTCCCTACATCTTCTTTGAGTATCTTGCGTTTGGTGCCTATGCGGATTTCCTGCGTGGTGATGGGCAAACCGACAAGGCTCAGGTGGAGGAGCAGAATGCCGAGCTTTTGCTTCGCCAAGAAATTGACAAGGTTCGCAACCAGAGTCGTCAGTTCCGCCACGACATCCTTCAGTATCGCCCAAGCACCCAGTTCCGCCGTCACAACGTCGCTGCTGGTGGCACCGCTCTCAATACGGAAGCTGCCATCTTGGGCAACGATCCCCAGTAAGCTCGTTTAATCAATGCTAAATGACGTTACATTCACCGAGATTAAGAATAGCTTTGCGGCTATTGCTGGATTAGCGTCATTTACGCCTACGGATGAGTTCTTCTTGCAGGGTTCTGTCAATCTGGCCGTAAAGAAGGCTTACGACAAGTCTATTCTATGGCCCCGCTATCTGGTCATTGGCGAGGAGCGTAATGTCCTTACGAGCCCCGCCAACACCATAGCGTTCACCCAAGCCAGCAAGAATGACATTGGGGAGTTCATCAAGATTTACCAGAGCGAGCCGTTTGTTCTGCGCAGCCCCCGCGAGTATGAGTTTGTCGTATCGTCTGCTGGGGCCAAGATAGTTGATTTCCAGCCCTCCAGCGCAACCACGGCATACGTGACCTACAAGAAGAACCTTGTAACCAACTACACCCCCGACAGCACGGACATTCCCTCAGAGTTTCGGGATTTCATCATTTACAGCGCATTGTCCGACTTCTACATGGGAGACGGGCAGAACGACAAAGCTGTTTACGCAATGCAAATTGCGAATGACAATCTTGACCTCCAGCTGTCTAGGCTGGAAAATAAGCGCAACAACCAAATCTTTAGTTGTCGCATCTCAACCCACAATTCACGGCAATCACGTAACTAACATGGCCAACGCACGCATCGTAAACACTCCCTCGCAAGCGATTCCCCAAGGCGGAACCTCGCACACGCAGACCACCGTTCCGTCCTCGGTAGTCACCCCCTTCTCGTCGCTCGCCGCCGACACCAAGCACGTTATGATTCAAGTGCTGGGGGCCACCATTCGCGTGACCTTTGACGGATCTAGCCCCACCTCCACGAAGGGCTTTGAATACATTGCTGGCAGCACTGCTTACTGGACTCGCCAGATGGCCCAAGCGGCCAAGGCTATCCGTGCGGGCGGCACCGACGCCACCATCGAATCACAGCAGCTTAACTATCTCTAATCATGTCCGACCTCTACAAAACACTGCTTATTTCCCGCCCACAAGTGCTGTCCAGTGGAGGTTCGGGACTTCTTACGCAGGACAACAACCTGAGCGATGTGGCGGATGTAACCACGGCGCGGAATAATTTAGGTGCCATTGATGCCGCCTACGTTGAACCCATCGCCGCTTCCCGCGCCCTTGCGAGCTACGGCCAGAGCGACGGCGCGACGAGTGGCCGTGGGATTATTCATCAAGACTCAGACCGCACTCTTCTAGCCTCCGTCCCCGCTTTTGAGTTTGTGGCTGAGATTCTATTTCCGGCTACCACTGCGAGCGCGAACAGAGGCATTCTAACTGTCGGCAACACGAGCGTAAATGCGACGACAGGGGGGTTTGCGTTAGTATCATTTGGAGCGACTCTGTTCTTTAACTTAGGGACCAACGGCGGTCAGTGGCAGGCCTCCGGTTACGTTTCGAGCAACGCGGGACTTCGCAAACGGCTCCACGTCTCAATTCCCTGCGGCACCCAGAATGCGCCCACGGTTACCGATGAAACCGGGGCTACAGTAACACTTACCCAGAGTATCGCACCATCTGGCGCAGATACGTGGCTTGGCGACACCCTCGCCAACCGAGCCTTTGTTGTCGGTTCTGGCTGGCCTGCGGGCGAAATCCCCCGCGTAGTTCCAATTCTCGGCACTCTCAGCACCGCTGAAAAGACCGAGTATCGGACTACTGGCCGACTTCCCGCGTGGGTGATGGCGGGCGGGTCGGCGGCTTTCCCCAATACGGTTTTTGCAACGGGGCTTGGCGGCGTAATGGATTCTTTAACTAGCGCAACCGCGACAGGTTTTAGTGCCGCAGAAACCACTGGTGGAACTAGCTATGTATTTAGCAGGCTAGACGGGGGCTTTGGACTTGGTAATGTTGTGCGTTTGCTTTTCGACGCCACCTTAACATCAGGGGCGACCCCAACTCTTTCGCTTGGAAATTTAGGCACAAATGCAGAGTTAAATATCTCGGTAGTGGCAGGAGCTAACGTCGTCACGCTTACTCCTACCCGTTTCTACAACGGCTTTATTTTCAACACCACCGGAAACACAAATTACTCGGTATCTAATTTGCGTGTCCAAGTTGCCGGAGCCCTCACCGCTCCCGCCTACCAAGGCACTGCCACCGTGCGCGATCTGACCACCCTGGGCGGCACGCAGCCCAACCAAGGCCGCTTGGTCGGCGTGCGCCCCATCCTAGCGACCCCGAGCCCGACGAACATCAGCATTTTTCCGCTCTCGACGACGGGCGCATTCCTCACCCTCGCCTCCACGAATCCGCTCGCGTTCACCCCCCAGCGCATCGTTCGCGCCGAGGTCATCGTGGACACCGCCGGAGCCGACCTGACGTTCCGCAACAACAGCAGCAGCACGAACGATATCGTGACCGCGCTGACCGACATCCCCAGCGCCAACACCGCCACCGCCCTGACCCTCATCGCCGCCCAGACCCGTCTCGCCCCGAACGCGACCATATGGGGCTCTCTGTCCGCTGGCACAGGCTTCCTCGTCGTTGAAACCGCAGATTCCCTCTAAACCATGACCTCTCTCCAAATCAACATCACCGCAGGCGGGCGCGAGTTTGTCCGCTGGATCGAAGGTCACACTTACGAGGACGCCAGCGGAGCGACCGTTTACAGCGGAGCCGCCGAGCCCTCCGAGTCCGACCTCGCCGACTGCATTGCCAATCCGCGCACGTTGCCCGCTCCCGCCACGCCTCTCGTCCAGTCCGCCCGCGTGGTTCTGGCCCGCCTGACTGCTGCCGAGAAAACTGCGCTCCGCGCCTGCACCGTGCCTGCGATTCAGGACGCCTACGACGTAGCCCTCATCACTGGCGTCATCTCCGAGGCCGACCCCGAGTTTGCCTTGTTCATCGGTGGGCTCGATTCCCTCGGCATCATCGCCTCGTCTCGCTGGGACGACCTCTTGGCGCCCTAACCGACCATTACCATGAACTGGACCGACATCCTTGGCAACGTCGCTTCCGGCGGATTGCTTGGCCTTTTAGGCTCTGCTTTCGGTGAGGTGGTAGGTTTCTATAAGCGCAAGCAGGAACACGCCCAATTCATTGAAAGAACCCGCCTAGAAGGGGAGTTGAACGCAGCCAAGACCTCCGGCGAGATTGCCGTTGCGCGGGAGCGGGGGGCAGCGGAGGCTTTTACCGAGTCTCAACGTGCTGAGACTGCCTTGCGGGGCGAGCACCGCTGGGTTACGTCCTTCCGTGCGTTTACCCGACCCGGCCTCACTTGGACTGCGCTGTTCATTACCTTCTACTTTGGAGTGTTTCCGCCTACTAACGAACCGGGTATCACCCTCGCCATGACCGTAGGCACCTATACGGGAATGATGATAGCTTGGTGGTTCGGTCAGCGGGCAATCGACAAGTCAACCATCCGCTTCGGAAACAACATCGCCAACGGCACCATCTCCTCCAAATGAACGAGCGTTATCTCCATGTCGTAGGTCAGGTTGGTGGCTATGGAGCGGGCCTTGCGGCATGGCTAAACCTCGCCAAAGACTTCATCGGCCTTATTGGTATCATAGCGGGCGCAGCCCTCTCTGTCTGGGCATTAGTTGACCGCATCCGTAAAGCTAAACGTAAATAATCTTATGAAAAACTACTCCTCCAAGAAGCAGAAGATGAAGCATGAACGCTCCGAGGGCAAAGACGAGCGCAAGATGGAATATGGCTCCTCCAAGGGGAAGAAAGCCGACTACTCTTCCAGCCGCAAAAGCTGTAAGTAGGCTATAATTAGCCGATGCCCCGCTACTCCTCATTCGGTGCGCTAGACGACCAACTTGTTGACGATGCCGACTTAGGCTTTGTCAGCATGAACAACCGCCTGCGCCCCGACCAGTTGAAGGCGGGCATTCTGGCAGATAGTCAGAACGGGCGCATGGGCATCAATGGGGAATGGCAAACCCGCAAGGGTATCGACCTAGTAGTTGCCCCGATTGCCGTTGGTGGCACCGCCCTCACACTGCCTTTTTATCTTCTAGAAAACTCGGTAAGCACAGCTTCTCGCTCAGGCGATACAGTAACCGTTAATTTTTCTTCTGCTCACGGATTCACTGATGGTTCATTGGTTTATTTTAGTGGATTTACTGGATTTGGCGCACAAGACCCAAACGGCAATAGGCGCATAACCGTAATTAACTCCACTACAGTTACATTTACCATGACTGGCACCGCTAGTGTTCCTAGTTACGGTGGAACCAAGTCTGCGGTTGCTCCTGTGCTAGACGATACGACTGTAAACGCCATCTATGGCTCTTGCTTGTATAGCAATCCGAACGATTCGACCAAGGCTTACATCATTGTCGCCACCAACACCAAGGCAATAGCGGTTAAGCTGTTTAGCGATGACACCAACATCAAGACGATAGACATTGACTATCCTGCTGGTGAAACCGTCTCACAGAACGTATCTTTGCTCCAAGCGTTCAACAAGGTGTTCATCTTCCGTGACGGTGATGCTGGCCTTGAATGGGATGGAGACATCACGACCCCCTCTGATTTCACCCTAATTACCAGCGGTGACTATACGCAGCCGTCCTTAATTACATCCACGGCAAACACCGTAATTCTTGATGGAAAGGCTACGGTTACGGCTACGGCTCATGGACTAGAAACTGGTGATGCTATCACGGTGATAGACGGTAAAGACATCATCGCCAATGATACGGTTGTTGTGGTTGCTGGACATGACACCGATTCTTTCTACTACTACATCACAGAGAACCATGCTACGGCTCCAGCAGTTATTTCTGCTGCCTCTAAGAGTAATGCAAGTCTTGTAACAATAACAACATCATCAAATCATGGATATGTTACTGATGATTACGTTAAAATTAGCAATCTTACATATACTGGAGTAAATCCAAACGGAACTTGGAAGATTACGGTAGTAAACACAACCCAATTTACCTATACAACATCTGGAAATCAAGAAACCTATGGTGTTGGCAGTAGTCCTACCGCTGTTTATGCTGCTAGTATGCAATATATGCAAAAGCAGAGCGTTGGACTTGGCTTCTGCTATATGCCCGCCCCGCCTTGGGCTGTGTATCACCAGCGTCGTCTCTGGATGCCCTTCAACTACCAGCAGGCTTCGGCTGGCAGCACCTCCTTCGTGAGCCGTGGCGTCAAAGACCAGTTGATTGTCTCGGACATCCTTGACTCGGACACCTACGACCAGGTTTACAACCAATACCGCTTCAATGCGGGAACTGCCGACTACATCGTGGCCCTGCTGCCCTTTGCTGATGACAAGCTAATCGTCTTCAACCGCAACAGCATTCACATCATCATTTCGCAAGCGGACATTACCCAGAGTTCTGTTCAACTGCTTACCAACGAGGTGGGTTGCTTGGCCCGCAAGACAGTGATACAGGTGGCGAACAACATCCTGTTCCTGTCGGACAACGGCATCTACGGGGCCAACTTCCAAGACCTCTACAACCTTCGCGGCAACGGTGTTCCCCTATCGGACAGCATACAAGCTACCATCAATCGGATTAACAAGAGCTATGCCCAGAATGCCGTTGCTGCCTATTTCGACAACCGCTACTACATCGCCGTCCCGCTAGATGGCTCGTCAACCAACAATACCGTATTGGTTTACAACTTCCTAAACCAAGGATGGGAATCGATTGACACGGTGCGTAACGACGATGGAAGCATTGACCCAAACTGGAACATAGTTGACCTGTTTGTTGGTGGCGAGGGTGCGGATCGTGGACTCTACTCGGTGAGCAATAATGGCGGCATCCATCGCCTCGACTTCCGCACCGATAGCGATGACATCGTAGTCACTCAAATTGGTGGCAACTCAGAGGTAAAATACATTCGTTCTGCCTGCACCACCCGTATGTTTACCTATGGCACTACTGACCGCAAGAAGTTCAACAACTTTGAACTGCAAGTGGAATCGGAGCCTACGCTTATCAGCGACGTTACGATTACGGCGGAAGGCGAGAATGTCGATTCCGTGCTGGATTTAGGAACCGTAGCGCAACGCTTGGGTGGCGAGCTTGACGCCAACGAGGATGCTTCCATACGTGGACGCATCGGACAACCCCGCTCCTATGGCTTGCAATTCACCTTTACGCCCACTCTTGGGCGACCCCGCATCCGCACCGTCAAAGTGTCTGCTTCCGTAACAAATCGAGCCCTAACAAGCGCAAAATAATATGCCTAATCAAATCCTTATCACGGGTAATGAGTTTGTAACCGGAAACCAAGTTACTGCCGCAACCCTTAATGCAGCCATAAACGCAGCTACGTTCAAAACTGGCAGTAGCGGTGCAACGGATGACAACACCATTTCCGTAGATGGTTCTGGCCGTCTATTCGTTAAAGACTCAAACATCACCGCTGCAAAGCTCGCCACCAACTCCGTCACCACTGTCAAGATTACGGATGCCAACGTAACCCCCGCCAAGCTGTCTGCCGGAGCCCCCTCTTGGACTTCTAGCACACTCAATGTGGCTGGTAGCCTCGATTTCTCTGCCATCTCCACGACTGCCACCCCCGGCACCTATAGCCGTAGCGGAACCACTGTAACCATTAGCATGACCGCACACGGCATGACCACTGGCATGGTTGCTACGTTTACGTTTGTAGGTGGAACTGGTGGAACTGCTACTGCTGGCACTTATGTTGTCACAGTTTCGGACGCAAATACCTTCACCATCACCGACACGGCTTCCGGCACCATTACTGGAACTCCTGCGTGCTCCCGCACTTCCTATTACGGAACAAGCCGAGTGCGCGGAAGCGAGACGATTGATGGAAACCTAACTGTTTCCAAGAATGCTTCAATTACCGGAAGCCTAACTATTGGAACCGCACAAGCTACTACTCCTTCTGGCTCTGCTCCTTTGTTTATGGCGCGAGCCTTTGTGTCTTTTGACTCCACCCGCAACTCATCTGGCGGAACCGATTCCCTAAACACCGCCCGCTTCATCTATGGCAGCAAGAACGTAACGAGCGTTACCAAAGTTGCCAGCGGTCAGTTTAGGGTGGTCATTACAACCGCTATGCCAGATGCAAATTATTGCGTTGTGTGTAACACGGCGTCAACGACCTCCCCGCGTTGGGCCGGAATTGAT